AATCCTCACTTTTCGGTAACGGGAAGTGGGAATTCGCTGCTGGTGTCTGGATCCAGAGTCCTGTGGCTTCAAAAACATCAACGAAGACGGGCTTTTCTTCAACGGGAGTTGGGAGATGCTGCCTGACCAGCCAGGTTACGCTGCTGCTGAAGGATGGCCAGCAAGATTTCTTTATGAGCGTTGGGAGTTGGGAAATGGCAAATGGGAGATGGCACATCGACCAGTAACGATGGACCATCGTAAAGTTTGAGGGCTCTCTCCGAGAGGGCCTTTTGCAGCACAAATACTAATCCACCTGCTTTGTATCTATTTAAAATCCAAGCTTTTTGATATTTAGTTATAGCAAGTCGCTTACCTAAACTTACCTTTAACTCAAGCCAAAACTCTACACCATTTATACAACAATTAACGTCTGGAATTCCTAGTCCTACGCTTGTTTCTATTCTTTGAAAATGCACGTTTGGCCACGCTTTTTTTAATTCCTGATAAAACTTTGACTCCTGCTTTTTCATTCAAATTTATATTCTTTTGTAGGTAGGGTAAGAACCACTTATTGTCTCTAATAACTTGAGACAATTGATTAGCAATTGCATTGACTGTAAGCTCCTCATCTTTTGTTGATGATAAACAATTACCATCTGAATTCAAGCCTGAATTATCAACGACAGCATGCACAAGCTCATGTAGAAATGAGTTCGCTAACGACCTTTCTGATTGATTTTTATCCAACAAAATCTTTTGTGAAACAGGATCATACTCACCAAACACATGTTGATTCTTGTCTGGTATTTCTTTTACCAAATCTATTTTTATATCGGTATATCCTACTTTAATCTTCTTTTTTAGAGACATTCACAGTCACCTTCCCTACGTTTGTTGTAAGATGAGCATTGTGCTTCTCGTGAAAGCATTTCCAAAACTCAGCTTCAGTCTTCCAACTTTTCTTCGGTTTCTGTACCTTCGAGCTGTATTGTTTTGGCGTTCGGGATCTCATCTTTCAGTTCATTGATTTGTTTTATTAATTCATCTTTAGACATTGCAGACAAATCCTGCACTTTGATTTCTTTTTTATCCACATACAATCCAACTGATTGTCCTAAACGAAATTCTGAATTTATAGCTGCAGCTAACTGCCCCTTGTCTTCTGCAACTAATGATAAATGGTCTAACCTTCTTAAATGCCTTAAATGATCTTTATATTGTTTTGAAGCTGAATCACGGAGTCTTTCAATATAAGCTACCACATGAGGGTTTTTATCCGGGTTAGTCAATAAACTTCCAACCTTTTCACAAGTCTTTTCAGAATAACCTGCATGTAAGGCAGCCTCTTTCTTAGTTCCTTTTGGGTAATGAGATACAAAGTATTCGGCAAATACTCTCTGCTTTGGTGTAAGCAGCTCAGCTCCTTTCATACGTTTCTTTAATGCTACAGCGTTGGTCATAATTTTTAAATCTATATAGGTATATAAAACCTAAAATTAATATCTAGCACAAAAAAGGTCGCCAGACCAGTAGAACACATGATACTAGACTGAAATTCAGTGTACTTTCAGTGTACTAGACTGACAAAATAAGTGTTGATAAATAAGGATAAATGTTACTTTTCCTGTTTTCAGTGTACTATTATGTATTTTTATGGTATACATACTAATTACTTAGGAGATACTATATGGGACCTTGAAAATAAAGAGATCTGGCCCCGAGCTTAATCATCTTCGGGGCCATGATCCATCGTCCGAAGACCTTGAAGGCTCTGCATATACTCCCTTATCTTTAAATGGTCAACCCTATTAGCTGCTATCGTTTGACACTGAACCAAGAATTCTTCAAAACCCATATCTAACTTCATACTATTAGTTAAACTTGTACAAAAGACCACGTTACCTGGTATATATCCTAACGAAGAATCAAACCTGTCTATTGATGCATTTGTACCTATGTTACCCTCACCACGTTGAAAAGTCATGTTAACGCCTGAGTATGGACACACGACACCGAATAATTTGTATTGGTCCTCCCATATTTGCCAAAAGCTGTCAAAATCTAAATTTGTATATTTACCTCTTCTACCTCTTTTACATTCAGATATTTTATTTAATATTTTCATTCGTACAAAAGAATGAATTGATGAGCTGTGTCTTGCGTTATCACGATCCATTTGGCATGGTCCACATTCATTGTTTAATCTTTTATTAAGGACTTTCCAATTAAAATCATTAATTAACTTTGTAACACCACATTTAGAGCATATTTTAGTGTTGCGATTTGCTACCCGCAGTTTTTCAAAATTCAATGATATTTCTTTTTTCATTATAGCTTCTTCGCCATTTAATGTAGTTCATTTGGTCAAGAGTGAAAAAAATTTGTTCTTTATCTACCATCCGAAGATAAGCATCTTGTATATAAGTGCTATCATAGCCAGCAAGATTACACACAATGTCAAAATCAATCTGTCTGCTAGTAAACCATAAATGAGCTTTATACTTAAAAACCACGAGCGGACGCTCGATTCCAGGGTAGATAACATCTTCAAAAGCACGCTGCAGAACCGCTCTCCAAAGCTTTTGTTCTGCTGGTTGTTTTTCATTTTCAAATTCAGTTCGTAGCTCCAACATACTGATTTAGGCGAGGACGCAGTATTAGTAAAATGGTAGCTCTACTACGATGACTAAAGAGAGAGTCACTGCGCCCTCACCTAACTCATTTCACGACACGTAAACCTCGCATCGCCAAACGGTTTTTTTCGGTTTTTTTATAGATCTGATCCATGTGGTTCCTGAAGGCCAGGCCACTATCATCAAATCCAAAATCAACACCAGCAAATAGACCATACATAACTGATTTAATTTTCTTAAACTCAGTCTGTGTAGTTCTTGATGCAATTGTTTTAATTGCACTGTCTAAGTCTTGTGCTGCCACAAATACCTTTCTTGTTAATTAACTTAATCGGAAAATCTAAAATCTAAGATGCGTTTTTTGAGTTGTCGATACAACTACTACAATTAATAAAGTTTTTCGGGTCTAAATGCAAGTCTTTTTTAGACTTATCTAGACCCTCTTTGAGAACGTAGTGGTTCCCCCTGCATTTAGAACAAGCAGGTTTGTCTTTAGTGCCATAAAAGGCTTCAATTACTTTTCCCATTGACCTCTTTAATTATTTTAGTTCTGTAAGCCTCTGGTGTCATTTTCTTTAATCTAGCACGTCTTTCTATCTCTTTTTTAATTAAGAGTGACATGTATTGTGCAGGACCTCTGTGTTCTTTCCCACACAAAGCTGTTAAAGTTTCATGATCTTCTTTCCTTACTGCAACGGATTTATGTTTTTGTATGTTCATGCCTATCCTTCTTCATTGTTTCTTTTCCCCGTGCATCCTTATAAAGTGTGTAAGAATTCTTGCCATCAAAGTAATAACCATTTACCGTTTTCTTTGGTTTATTTTTTACTATCTTTGCCATTAAAATAGGTCCTGTTGGTTTACCAGTTTTCTTATCGATAGATCGTAGAGGTAAATAACTTTTAACCATTAATTTAAATTCCTTTTTATATCATTTATTGCATCTTCAGGTGTATACCCATGTCTCTTTTGTATCTCTTTAAGTAAGTTCTCTAACCTTTTGCTGCATTCAACTTGTGATCTTGGTGGAGTGTCTTTAATCAAATGTTCCTCAACCATTTCTTCTATGTCAGGAAACTGACAAACTACATTCTTAATCCATTTTAATACTGGGTGATTTTTAGAATCTAACTTGTTCATGACAGACCTATGATCATCATAATCAGTAATGCCGATATCATCCTCGGAAAAGAAGACCACAGCAAGAAAAATAAGACGATTAATATCAAGAAAAGTTTCATTTGCCATTCCTCTTGTTTATCATCTTTTGAGCCATAGTGATATCTATTAAATTATAACCTGTGTCGCCCAATTGTAGCGTTAAATCAGCCATAAGCTGAGTTGCGTTCTTAAATTCTTTGTTGTCTTCGGTTGCATCTTTAGGAACAACATCCATTATTGTTTCACATTTATCTGCTAATTCTTTTATTGAATGCACTAACATTAATTCGTACTCCAAAATCTCATCTTTTGTTTTACTGTATTAAGTAACGTATTAAATAATCTTTCGACATAAGTCTTGTCATCATGTGTTACTGATAATAATTCGTTTTGATTATGAAACAGCTTCATAACTTTTGTTCTTCTATCAAGCTGCACTGTAAACATATCTAAATCAAACGTATCGCTTTTTACCTGGGATCCATGATCCGTCGTCGGTGAGTTTTTAATATCTGCAATTTGTTGAGCTACCATCTTTTTCATATCCCATGTATATATTAATGTCACAGCCATTGTCAATATATTTTTTTGCATATAATGTTGAATCATGAAAGTTTATTACATTCTCGTACACATGTGCTTTGCCCCAATAGATATGCCAGTATATGATTGTAATTCTTTTTACTGGCCTGAACAATTTACTTTAAATAATTGTGTAAAAATGCTACCTATTAAAAAGGATGAAATTGAACAACAATTTAGAAAAAACAACCTAAGAATACTAAAAATGCAAATAAACTGCGTAAAACCTAACACAATTGCTAGTTGACGTGAGTCCCACGATACCTTATATTATTACATGAAGTCTTATCGAATACAAATCAGACACAAAGGCTGGTATTACGATGAGCTAATTAGTGGAGAAGATGAAGAAAATGCGTTGGTAAATTTCTTCTTAAAAGGGTTCGAAGGTAAAATACAACCTAAAGACCAAGATCCAATTTACACACCGGATCGTCTTTTCTGCACAATTGAGGAGGCTACAAATGGCTTTGGAGCAATTGATAACAAAGAAGCTAGAGTTGGAGTCAAAGTGGGCGTCACAGGCGTTGCAGCAGAAGCGAGTAACACCTGAAATGAAATGGTTAGACATTGAGATTAAAGATATTAAAATTAAACTCAATGAACAAAGTGTTAAAGATGTCCAAGCTGAGCTACAAACTCAAGCAAATGATATAACAACTTAGTTATATCTTAGAATAATTCTAAAAAATCATTAAATTGGTAGGGCTCTTATGCGCTTTAAACTGCTGAACCCCAATCTTTGTTGATAGCTACGTCTACTTTTGAAGGAACTTTAAGTTCTGGTATACAATTTTCCATAATCTCACGAATTCTTTCAGAATCTTTCGCTGGTCTTACATTAAAGCAAAGTTCGTCATGAATTTGTATTATAGGCAAAAACCCCTCTTTAAAGCAGTCTATCATGGCCTGTTTTACCTGATCTGCTGCTGACCCTTGTATCAACCTATTTAAAGCTTTATACGTGCCAGCACGCTTAATATTGCCTCTGCCGTACTTTTGGACAGCCTCCTCCTCTGTTACAGCTTTGTATAATCCAAATGAGTTAGGTTCCCATTTATCAAACCTACACTTTCTACCCTTAATTGTACGAATCGCACCATTCTTATCAGCGGATTCCATACATCTATTTGCTAATTGTCTGACAAAAGT